ATCTTGAAGGCGCTGCCGAATCGGGCCTGCACCAGGTCGGCCGGGATCGCAAGCTTGGCCTTCTCGCCCACGATCAGTGGCGAGCGAGCGAACGAGCCACCGATCTTCTCGGCATACAGGGCTTGCTCCAGCGTCTGCGACTTGGCCGTGGCCTGGTCCAGCTGCGTCTGGAATGCCTTGGTGATCTCGGCCTTGACGGTTTCCACCTCGCCCGCGTCGATCAGCTTCTTGGCGTCCAGGTTCTTGACGGTTTCCAGCGCCTTGCGGGCGGCTGCGGCGTCTTCGATGCCCTCGAACGGCTTGTACTTGCCCTCGGCTGCCTCGGCACGCTCGCGGTGCGATTTGGCTTCGGCGTTCAGGCGGCCGATGGTCTGGACGGTGCCAGCGGCATCGAATGCCACTTCCTTGCCGTCGTCATGCACATAGACTGGCTTGCCGTCCTGCACAACAACATTGCCGTTTTCGTCGAGTTTGAGTTTCATCTAGTGGCTTTCCGGGCATCCGCCCGATTGAGTGGCCTTTCCTGGCCGGGCGCCGAATCGCATCCGCTATCGGCAATGAAAAAAGCCGCCAGGTTGCCCGGGCGGCTTTCGTTGAAAATGGTTTCGTCTACTTCGGTTTGATCACAAAGTGCGCTGGCACCTCGCCAGAGGCCTGCAAGCGCAGTGCGTCGATTTCCTGCCCATCCGGCAGCTTGACCAGCGCGCCACCCAAGCCGATGGCGGAGATCTTCTTGAGCTCGGCGGCCAGGGCGTCTACCGTCAGCCCGGGCGGCTCCAGCAGGGATTTGGGATCGAAGGTCATGCGTCGATTCTACGTCAGTCCGTGCGCTCCGCCTTGCGTTGAGCGCGCTCCCTAGCTTTTGCTGAAATCTTGGCTTTGGTTTCGGCGCTACAAACGCGCCCCATCAAAGACGCTGATCTCTTCGCGTTCGACTCGGCCGAATTGACCTTCCCTACATGGGAAATTCTCAGCTTTTCAATTGTCTCTGGCGTAGGGACATATCCTCGGCATGATGCGGTGATCTTGGCTATGTGCTCAGCAGTAAGCTTGCGACCCTTGTTATGTGCAGACAGCTTTTCTTTAGCCTCAGCTCCATGCTTTCGCCTCGCACTCGCCGCGGACATTTTTGCTCTCGTTTCTTCCGAGATCACGCGCCGACGATTTGCGGCAGCGATTTTTTGCAGCCGCTCGGCGGGATTGGCGAATTGAGGGACCTTGCCCCGCCGATTGGCCGACATTTTCTTTCTTGCCTCAGGGGAGTGCTTAAACCCAAGCATACTGCCCGCGTCACGACGTGCGTTATAGCCACCATCGCCAGCAGCATCCGCGCCATCAATCCACCGCTGCTCTACCGCGACGAGGAGAGAAAGATCTTCGACCACCTCCAAAACTTCAAACGAAAACGATTCTTCGCCGTATTTTAGCCAGGCGCTTTGAAGCTTCTGCGAATGATGCATACCTTTGCGCAATAGGCTGTAATGCTGAGCCTTGCGCCGAGGAAAACATACAGCACTGCCAACGTATACCTTGCCGTTGACCGTATTACGAATTTGATAGATGCCGCACTGCGCTAGAATAGCGTCAGCCATGATGACCTCTCAGACAGGTTGTTTGGTTAGAGCCCGCTTCGGATTGCCGTCCTTAGCGGGCTCGTCTATTTTACGCCTATCAAGTGTATTTCTGCCTCAATTCGGCAAGCCGCAAGGGCCGCCCCGACATGTCGACCAGGTCGCGCGGGCTGAGCTTGCCGGCGCGGAACAGCTCTGCGCGCCCGGGCCCGAGCACCTCGTTCTGGTAGGCCTCGCCCTTCATCTTCAGGTAGTCGGCGAACGTGGTCTTCGCCGAGATCTGGCCGCTCGACGAGGCGCGCGTGCCCGGGTCCGGCTCGTCCATGTCGATACCCATCTCACGTAGCGTCTTCATGATGAGCGTTTCGGCGGACCGGCAGCCCCAGTGGCGCGGTACGCCGCCGTTGTAGGGCAGGTCGTTGTCGCCGATCGGCTCGTAGTCCAGATCCCAGGTCGCGCCGCTGTAGGCGATGCAGGTCAGGCTGGTATGCCCGTCGAGCGTCGACACCTGCATGATGCCGTTCGCGATGTCGCGGTTGACCTCCATCGTCTTGCGCCGCGCCTGCGCCGCCACCGTCTGCGTGCTGGTTTGCACGATCGCCGCGGCGTTCTTGCGCGCCAGCGGCATGACGCCGGGCGGACCGCCCTCGGCCGGCGCCTTGGCCGTCACCTCCTGCCCGACGATGCGCTTGATGATCTGCGCGTTCGTCTCGCCCTGGGCCGCGGCGATCCGGATCTCGTTGGCCAGCTTGAACTGCACGTCCTGCGCCTGGCGCAGCCACCAGTTCTTCGCCGGCGATCCGTGGATCAGCACGTCGCTGGCGAGCGTGCGCAGGTAGTTCTCGGTGGGCAGCGCAACGCCCAGGCGAATTTCGATCGATGCGGCGACCGCTTCGGCGCTGGCGGCGGCGCGCGCTTCCGTGATGGCCGCACGCAGCTCGGCGCCGGCCGGCAGCTCGGCACCCGGCGACAGGTCGACCACCTTGGCCAGCGCCGCCTGCACGGCGCGCGCCTCGACCTCGGCCACGGCGACCAGGTCGAGCTCGAGTTGCGCCTTACCGTAGTAGGCGGCGATCATCTCGTTCGATTGGCGGAGCAGGGCGTTCTTGCCGGCCTTACCCAGGGCGGACAGCTCGGGTGCGTTGGCGAGCAGCGACACGATGTCGCGCTGCATCAGCACCAGGATGGCGAGCACGCGCGCCCGGATCTCGGCCTCGGCGCGCAGCATGTCGACGTGCTGGGCCAGCAGCAGCTCCATCAGGAACTGTTCGAGGGCGCTCATGCCGCCGCCGGCATCGGTACGCTGAACTCAGGCGGCTGCTGCTCGATGCGCGACTGCACGTCCTTCCAGACCAGGTCAGGGTTGACGATGCCGTAGCGCTGCATCTCGCTGAACGCGTCTTCCTTCGACAGCAGGCTGCGGTCGACCAGCTGCACCAGGGCAGTGACGAACGGCCCGGCCGTCTGCATCACCGTGCTGGACGAGAAGTCCTTGTACAGGTTGACCGCGCCCTTGTACTCGAGCCTGACCATCTGGTGCATGTAGTCGAGCGCGAGGTCGAGCGTGTCCTCCAGGGCCTCGGTCATCATCGACAGCTGGCATTTGGCCTCGCCGTCCTCGATGTTGTTCTGCGTTGCCGTGGTGGAAACTTGCGTTTCGGCCAGCAGCTCGGCGCCCATCGCGCGCATCTGGTTTTCCAGGTCCTGCAGCGACAGCCGGCCAGCCTCGATCGCGGCGCCGGTGTGCTCGACGTACTTGGCGTCGGCGCCCTGCGGCAGCATCAGCGCCGACTTGGCGCCGATTTCGACGGTGGCGTCTTCGGCAATGCCGCTGATCGCCAGGATCGGCACGCGCGCCGTGTGCAAGATCGAATCCTGGTCGCTCGAGCTCTGCCAGTGCTTGACGTTCAGGTCAGCCAGGTCCTCGAGCGGCGGCGTGGCGGTCATGAAGCCGGTGCGCCGGGTGTAGAAGGTCACCAGCGGGATGAAGTCCAGCGACACCGTGCCGCTGGCGTACGGCGCCCATCCGTTCTGGCCGGTCTTGCGGAACGTCTGCCACGCGCCCGGCGTCAGCACGCGTACCTGCGGCACGCACACCGTGCCGAACTCGCCGTCGTCCACCTCGACGGATTCGAGGATCCGCAGCATCGACAACACCTCGGCGCCGCTGGCCGTCTTCGTGCTCTTCCAGCCCAGGACCTGCTGCGGCTTGATGTGCACCAGGTACGGCCGGACGCCGGCGGCCAGCTCGGCCGCGCGCGTGGGGTACAGCGGCTTGCCGTCTTCATCCTGCGTCGAGGGGAACTCGGCCAGGATGTGGGTCAAGCCGTACTTCATGCCGGCCGTCATCGCACTGTGTGCGAAAACGGTCAGGTTGTTGCCGCACAGGTCGATGTTCTGCAGCCATTCGGCCGGCTCGGGATCGATGTCCGTGAAGGTGGCCAGCTCGGCAAACGGCTTGGTGGCCATGTTCTCGACCGTGCGGCCCAGGCCGTTGAACAGCGTCGACGTGCTGAGCCGGTATTCGTAGCTCTCGGCGTCCTCACGCGGGAACCGCGGCAGGAACTTCTCGCGCGCCGCGCGCATGGCCTTGGTGCCACCGCACAGCGTGTCGATCTTGTCCCAGCCGCCGGCCATCGCGGCGACAGCGGCAGAGACCTCGTTGACTTTGGTGACCATGGGTTCCTTACAGGTGCAGCGTGCGGACGGATGCCGCGCGCTTGATCGATGGCCACTCGTAATCCACGCAGTAGCCGATAGCGGTCGTGATGTGCTGATACTTGTTTTTCTGGTCTTCCTGGAACGTTGATCCCTCTTGCAGCTGCACCGTGGCCAGGCCCTTGTCGCACCACTTTGCCGTCGCCGGGTTCACGAACAGCGTGCGCACGCCGTCGGCAGTCTTGATCTTCGTGCGAACCGCGTTCTGCCTGTCCTTGATGGCCGGATGCGCCGGCTTGACCCTGCGCGAGTACGTCCAGTTGTTCGCCTTGAGTACTGCTTCGATGTCCGTGTAGTCGGACGCGTGGCCATGCTTCTCACCAGCCTGGCCGGCGGGATCGCCGTAGATCAGTACGTGCCGGTTTTTGTGATCCTTGAACTTGTCGACGAACTCCATGGCCGACTGCTTCGATACCGCGCTGGTGAGCACGATCTCGTCGAGCAGGTACAGCGCACCGTCGCGCCGCACGCCGATGGCCGACGACAGCGGCGTGAAGTTCTGGTCGTGCATCCACATCAGCTGCTCGTGCGGCTCGATGCGCGCGCCTGTGTGGTTCGCCTTGCTGTAGTCCTCGTAGATGCGGCCAGATGCGGTCTCGAACGAAGCCTCGAATTCCTGCTTGAACTGCTTCTCCGACATCGCGCTCTTCATCGCGGCAATGACATCGGGCGGCAGAATCTCGGCCGATTTCCAGTGGTACACCTTGAAGTTCGAATCGGTGCCAGCCTCCGCTTTGCTGCAAAGGTCGTAGTAGTGGTTGAGGCCATCGGGCACGCCCAGCAGCCAACACCAGGCGCGGTAATCTGGGTCGAGCGGGTTGACCGTGTTCAGCGCAGGGAGAATGTTCGCTTCCCATGCGTCGGACTTCACGTCGGCAAACTCATCAATCCCGCCGCCTTTCCAGGGGATACCCTCGATACGCTGCGGCTTATCCAGGCCGATGACGTGGATCTCGCTCCCGTTCGGCAGGTAGATGATCAGGTCAGACTCGCTAGGTCGGCGCGGATGCAGGGAGGACAGCGTGAACGCCTTCAGGTCATCCCAGAAAATTTTCGTCGCCTGAGCGTGCGTCGGCGCCGCGGCGAAGTACTGCCCGACCACAGCATTCGCCATCTTCACCAGGAAGCGCTTGAAGCGCTCGGTCTTGCCGCTGCGGCGGCCAGCTGGAACCAGGGGGAAGCGGATGCCGAGCATGACCGCCGCGACGAGGGCCAGCTGCACAGGGTGGTCTTTCAGCGGGTACCAGCGCGCAAGCTGGCGATCCAACAGCAGATTGCCGGTATTCATGAGGGCAGCTTCGCGATTAATTCGGACAGCAGTTGAGCCGTCTTGTCGCCGCCGGCAGTCTCAAGCTGTTTCAGCTCGGCCTTGCGTCGATCAATCTCCAGGCGCTTGATCTCCTCGTCGAGCGATTTGTCGGGGTCAGCCTTCCCCTTGTTCACGTACATGTCGCCGACTTCCTTGGCGGCCTGCTCGATGACGGCGACGGCGAGGGCGATGTTGCGCATGCCCTCAGCCTGTTGCGCCATCCTGGCCAGCGCGCGCAGGCGAAAGGCGCGGCTCGCAATCGGGATGGCCGCCGTGTCCTCGCGGAACTTGGCGCGGGTGTCGTTGAAGACCGTCTTCCACTTCATGCTGAGGTTGCGGCCGACGTATCGATTTGGGTCGTACGCCGCCACCTGCTGGCGCGGCACATCCAGCCCGAATTCCTCTTTTACTGCGATCGACACCTGCGTCGGCGTGTCGAAACAGGCCAGCGCTTGGACGATGAACAGCTTCACCTCGTCTCGTAGTGCTGCCATAAAGTTTCCATCCGGTAAAAGTCGCGTAAAACTACGCGGCCTTGAGCAGACAGGTCCCGCAAGCCCTCGCAATGTTGAGTTTCGCCACCTCGGGCGCAGTCTTCGCGGCGTCTATCAGGCGCTGCACGTCGGCGCTCGGGCCGTAGCGGCGAACGACGCCAACAAACTCCTCGACGTCGTGCGCGCGCATGGAGAACTTCGGCAGTCCATCCCGGGTGAAAGCCGGCGCGCCGAACTCGTCTGTCTCCTGTGCGATGTGGTAGAGCTCGTGCTCGACCAGGGCGCAAAATTCCGCGTCGCTGCACTTGAGGCAGTGCAGGGCGTCCAGCGTGATCAGGAAGTCCGGCACCATGCTGAACCAGTCGACCATCTGCTGTTGCTGGCGGCCTTTCTGCCAGGGCCCGCAGCGAAACAGCATTTCCTCGCACTGGCCCAGCACGGTGCGCCCTTGCTTCTGGAAGCTGCCCGGCGCCCAGAGGAATTTGATGTCGCAGTGCTCCAGGTGGGCGTGGTCGGGATTGTGCAGGCGGCCATCGGCGGACAGGATCTCGGCGCGCACCCATGTGAGCACGTCAGGCGCCGGCTGATAGCGCGCCGACAGCGGGTCGACCATGCTCGCTGGCGGCAGCGGCCGCGCGGTCACATGCGTGGTTTTCGCCTTGGCCATGCCATCCAACTCCATTCAGAAATTCATTGTCGCCGCACGTGTTATCGACTGGGCGCGCGGCGCATCCTGTGCAGGCGCCGCACATAGCGGCGGCGATCCACCAGCGACAGCACGATGGCGAGCACGATCAGGGCGGCCAGCACCCGGCAGCCGTCGAAGATCGCGGCGATCATGGCTTACGCACCTGGGGCAGCGCCTGGATCATATCGAGCAGGCTCATGCCGCGCTGGCCGTAGCCCTTGGCGCGCAGCAGCTCGGTGCCGGCTTCGGCCTCGGCCAGGCGCTGGGCCAGGTTGTTCAGCAGCGTGGTGTCCGCCTCCTTGGCCAGCATCGCCGGCCTGGTGCCCAGCACGCCGCGCACCATCTGGTCGCGGTAGACAGTCGGGACGTCGATGCTCATGGTGTGGCCCTGTCAATAGCCGGGAACGTGCCCGCGCGCTCGCGCAGGACCTCGCCGTCCAGCAGTTGAGGCCGCATGCGAGACACCGCCGGCTTGCCGTCGGCGCCGTACTGCAGCACGTCCAGCACGCCAGGCCGGCGCACGACCTGGCCGTTCACTTCGACGCTCAACATCGGCGGGACACGCATGGCGCACCTCAATAAAGTATTCAAATATGCTTACTTTCCTGTTGACTTGGTAATCAAATTTGTTTACCATAGCATCACTGTCAACGAGAAAGGGAG